TTATGGAGAAGCTTGCGGCATTTGCTGGTATGATTACAACGTTACCAGCACAATTAAAACTAGGTCTATTAGAATCAATTAAAGGTACTTGGCTAGGTAGTAAATTTATTGATGATGGTGATATTGCCGCTGCCAAAGCTGAAGTTAATTCAGGCCAAGCTTTCGCAAATGCATTACTGCAAAGCACTCAATCTAAAACACAAGAAGACTTAGCAAGAATACAAAGAGAAAGAGAAGAGCTAGACGCTAAAAAAAGACAAATGGAAAAAGCTGCTCAGGTTCTTATCAACCAAAATAATGCTGGTGGTACAACCGTTAATACAACTAATTTAAATCCTAATGGTGGCTCGGTAGCCGACCCATACGCATCAAGCTATATGGGTCGACCAATGTCCGGTCCTTAGTCAGCGTTTGCCAACCGTGCGAAGTAGCTCATAGTGTCTTCTTCGCCTTCTTCCGATACCTGCTCAGCAGTTACCGGTTCTTGTGGGATGTGAGGATTCACAGCCGCTGCTGGCTCAACTGGTCGGGCAACCTCATCTAGAGATACGGCTGCGGCAACTGTTTGTGGTGCAGACATTCCAAGAATACTATTCAATTTAGTCTTTAGTTCATCATATGATTTATAGTTCTTTGGATCTGTCCACTCAGATAGATCATGCATCTGATTGTAGATAGTTTCTAATGCTGCATCATCATCTGCTACTGCGGTTTTTGATGCAAATTCAGATTTATCATAGTTACGATATCCTTCAACCTGACGAATCTTCAGTTTAAAGTTAGCACCTTCCCAGAAGTCAAACGGATTTACCGGTTCTTCATCTTGGAATTGTGGTTGCATCATATCCATAATCTTATCGAATATTTTCTTACCATACTGATACATGAATACCTTGCCTTCATTGGCAGGATTACCTGGATCAGATACAACAAGAATGTTTGAGACATAATGAAGACGACGCTTCTGCGTACGTGCTTTATCTTTGTCCGCTTCAATACCTGAGTTCCATAGCAGTGAGTTCATCTCACCGACTGGATCATTCAATCCAATAGATGTTAATGACTTCTCAATATACCATTGGCCTTGTGGACCTTTGAAACCATGGTCCCAATATCTGGCCCATGGAACATCGACTCCTTCACCCGCAGGTAGAAAACGAATGACTGCGTAACCATTACCGGCTTTATCAACCGTTGGTTTCCACATTCTTTCGTCTGCATAGGATTTCTTTTCTGTACTACCACCTACTGCTTCGGCAGCTTGTAATAGATTTGATATTTGATCGCGATTGCGTTTTAAGTTTGCAAAACTCATATGTTACCTCGTATTTGCTGAAATGTTACTGAAATATTATACACTGGATAATTCATAATGTACATGTATTTATTCAAAAAAACTATCGTCCAGTGAATTTGTTTTAGGCAATAAATTAAGAGACATTGCCTCAGCCTCAAGTTTGTCCTTTATTATAGGACTCACAAACTTTCGAACATCTTCTGGTTCGATGTTGTTCTTTTCACAGATGTCGAGGATTGCATCCATATAGGATAGCTTCTTCTGTACAACAGCCTCCTCGATCATCTTGCTAAATTTAGATTTAGATAAAAAATCTTCGGTCATAGGTCTCCCATCGTTAGGTCGTCCCAGACTGTTCCGATGTCTGAGTAAAATACTCCATGAGTACGTTTAGCATTTCCGTCTGCGTCAAAAGCTGGAACAACGCTACGCCATTTAATTCTATTCTGTTGATACTCACCATAGAAATCATCGCTATAGTCGCCATCACGTAAGTACTTCTCAAGGTTTCGAATATAAGCTTGGTGATTAGCAACACGTGCTTCTGCACCTTTAAGCTTTTGTCGAAGATCTTTGCGAGCAACAGATAGTTCCTCACGCTGAGTCTTAATCCAACCTTGTACCTTTCGAAAGTGAAAGGGATCATCCTCTGTACGTGCAAGCACACTATCGTGAATGTATTTGTACTGAGGTGGATTAGCTGCTTGCCTTTTAGCTCTAGCTTTCGCTAGTCTTTCACCTGCCGCTGCACGCTGTTCAGGTGTCATAGGCTTTCTTTTTTTACGAATCTTAACCATAATATTTCTCCTTCATAATATTATTCTATCACAGTTTTAAGCGTTTGTACACAGTTAAATTTATTTTTTTGCGGAGTGTGACTTTTATGTCACTGCTCATTTACGCGTATAACTACTTCTTCGCCATCCTGAATCTTTGTCATCAGGAAACCTTTTTCTATGAGAATTGTTATGGTTGTGTCTATTACTTCATCAGTTTGCCGTTCAGATCTTGACTTACCAATCATGTAAGCAACACCTGATGCAATGAATAATAGAATCCACATTAATATTTGATAATCAATACCTGTCATTAATCACATATAAAGCTAACGACATTAGCAATTCTAAACGATCGCCAACCTTCGGCCTTTACATCCCATACTGGTAAAACTTCTTCGCTAATATCGCGAACCTTTTTCTGAGTGATCGGGTCTTTACTTGCTGAAGGAATAATATCCTCTCGCAATGTACAAACCATATTTCGTTCTTCACCGTTTACTTTTGTAAATATCACTCGACACTGTGATGTGAGCAGCATCTCTTTCATTTCGTTTCTCGTAAGCATCTTTTACCTCCAATGTGTATGTGCCTTCTGGTAATGTCCAAGCCTTCATTAGCTTGTAGTACATTGTCGCTGTCATAGTTATAACGTCAAAGAATTGTGTTTTCTCGTTCCATTGCCGTATATAAACTAAGTCATCATAAATGAGAACAGAAACATCCTCACCACCCATTTCACTGAGAATGGTGATCAACGTTTCATCCATATCATTTTCTATTGTAAACATTAATCTTCTTCTGGTTCATAATCGATAAACATCTTTAATGTTCCGCCGTCATCCTGTAAATCAAATTGTACGGCAGTTACATTATCTCTTACAAGCTGTCTACCATTATTATCTATAACTTCGATTCGCTTAATCTTTTCCCAATCCATATTCAAATCCAATCACAATACCAGGTTTCACTTCCTCATGATCTGAATATACAATTGTTTCTATTGCTGGAGCAATGAAGAAGTTTTTATATGTGCCTCTTACAAAAGGCTTTATAGGAAAGTCGCTATATCCTACAGCAACTCCGAGTTCAAGACCAAAGTCATTGAACATATATTCTTGACCTACATATGCACTAATGTCATTTTCACTATTAAGAAAGACACCTGCCATATACGCGGGTTCTTGCCATCGTACGTGCGGGTGAAACTGATTATAGTCACCCTCAAAACCAAGATGCATTGATAAACCTAATGCTAATGTTAGATTACTCATCGTCTCATCTTTGCCATAGCTTCGGCATCCTTCTTACGTGTAACAGGTACACTATTAGATTTGTGCATTGTACCAATACCAATGATATAATCACCGGTGTATTGATTTGACTTGCCCTTTGGACAAGTGCCAGGTATGGCATCAGATGTCTTTACGCCAGAATCTCCGTCATTTCTATATGAGGGTATTTCTGATCGACAATCTGATGCCTTACCCTTTACGCCCATCTTTTTGAGAAAGGCTTCGTGATGTGCCATGGCTTCTTTCCATCCAGGTTTACGTTTAACCTTACGCCGGCTACCATGAACTTGTACACCACGAATCATGTGCATACTCATACTAATCCCAATCGTTATCGTACCGAGTAGTTTCGTACATAGTTTCGCCATAATATTCTTTGGCATAACTAGACGCATCTGTCCACTGATAGATGTTAGTCTCTTTAGGCAAAGGCATATTTTTCAGATTTTTAGACTTTTTAATCTGAGGCTTGATAGAACGGGTTTTTCGCTTGATAGCGTCCATTCTCTTTTTGCGATTAAGATGATCCGCTGCTTTTTTGATAAGAGCCATACGCTCTTCTTGAGTAGTTGCTATAGTCATGTGACCTCCATAATATAAATTTATCCTACAACATTTGTAGGCACTTGTACATGTGACAAGTTGTCACACCTTAAACGAATGCATTCTGAATACATCTGTCAATTGATCATCAAGATATTCTAAATCATCTTTATTGCACTGAAACCGAATACCGATTCCACCTGCTTGTTCCCAAGCAATGATGTTCGAAGGCTTATCATCAATTAAGATGTTAGGTTTACCAGACAATCGACTGATTGCATACTTATGCTTATTAGAAGTAAATATAAGCTTCTCAAGATCATCAGGCATGAAATCGTGAATTGTAAGCCACTTACGTTTCCAATAAGCAGAGTTGTACATATCATCTCGAAGAGGCGAAGAACAGATTCCCCAATCTCCATCTGAATGCTCTTTTACGAGTTGAACGATATCTGCAGATTCTGCAAAAGCAGGAATCTCATAGAAGAAATCTGTATTGCGAATCTCATTCAAGCATCGCTCGATATTCTTAATATTTTTCCAATGATCAGCACCGAAATCGTTTTCGAGTTTTCCAAAGAAGTCAGCGATGACTCCATCCATATCTAAATATACTGTCATTACACACCAAACCTATCTGCTATTTCATCTAGCGCTTCTTGTCCGCCTGATGATAGCCTATCCCAATCGAAATATAAATCTTCGATTAATTTTTTCACAAGAGAAGCACTCCAGCCTTCAACAGTCAAAGCTTTTATATCAGCTATGTAGTCTAGAGTTGCTTTTCCACTAGATGACATTCGATAATAATCGAAATATAAGTCATCAATTAATTCTTTATTTTTTTCAGAA